GAAGGTGTAGATGTAGACGACTTACATGAACGTGACCAAGGAGATAACTACGATGCTTAAACTATACAACCTAATCATGGACAGTAAACACAACCCACTGTCACACATACCTGACACAAACACACGGCATCTGGTCATGCAGATACTAGCATGGATGTGGTGTATCATCTTCGGTATGTCTGTCGGGTCTATCACTGTGTTTGGTATCAGTGCAGTGGCACACGCCTTGTTGATAGCTGGTGTGTTCATTACGGCAGGTGTATTTGAAACAGCCAAGCGTAAGCCTAACTATTTCGGTGGGCTAGGCAGAGGCAACGGGGGTGAGCATGAGTAAGCTATGGCACAAAGTGAAATATTATTACCTCACGCATGATGGCATTGAAATGTTTTTGTTTGCCTGTATCTTTGCCTTCTTAGGCTGGATGGCTTATCATGCAGTAGCAGGTATCATAGGAAGGATAATGACATGAATAGATTTATTATTGACCACCACCCCGAAGCAATAGCTAAGTCATTGTGTGACCAGCATATTTGCAAGATGGTATTGGAAGAAGCACAGATGCTTAACACTGCTGTGCGTATTCATGCGCCAGAGTTTGCAGAAGAAGCTGGCCTATACAAGATAGCATATCAGAACCACCCATGTACTATATGGGCTAGAGAAAACAGCATGAACTATATGTTTGGTGTTCGTCTTATGAAGGCCATGAATGATGAGTACATGTGGCGTTATCCTGAACGCAAAGAGAATGGTAAGTGGGTTGTCAACAAAGGCCACATATCAATGCGACACTTTGATGCATTAGTTGAGGCAGTAAAGTATATGCCAAACACACATAACTTTGTGACACCGCACCCACAATGCTTTAGTGGGCATGACCATTGTAAGACAGATGAGCATTGGCCTGTGATTGCATATCGCAGGTTCTACAAGGTTGACAAAAGTGCTTTTGCACGATACAACAAAGGAAGGAGTATGCCAGAATGGATGTTGTAATATTTATATTCGTAATACTACCTCTATTAACTTTACTGTAAAGGAGATATGACATGCCTAAAAAAATAGAAAACATGACTGACGATGAACGTATTGAGTATTGGAGAAAAGAGCGTGAGAAAGAAAAGAAGCAAAGGCAGATGACAGTGAATATGTTGTCGCCGTTACAGCAAGCTGCGTTATACAATATAAACAGTAAGCTAGATAACATTATTGATACTGCACTTTACCCTGATATGGGTGGCATTCGTTCAGTATCTGCGTTTGATTTACAAGAGTTGAATGATGCATGGGAAACTTTGCAGTTTCAATTCAATCTAAGAGATTGACATTGTGCAAACTATCTGATACAACACAATATCACTTGGCACTGTAGCAGGTGCTACACTTTAGAAAAAGGAGAACAGATATGCCATTAGATTTTACAGCAGAAGACCTTATCCCAGAGAACCTAAACTTCCCTGTGGAGTTTGAGCCTACCAAGTTTGACAAGTCTAAGTATGTCATCAACGGCAACACGGGCGAGTATCTTGGCATCGTGGGCAACAGCTTTACTTGTGCCAGCCACGGTGACTTCTTTACTCAAACACATAACACAATCTCTGAGCATCTTGGTCACGAGTATTGTGACAGCATGAACATCAAGTACAGCACTGCCCGTAACAATGCTTGGGCTATGATGGACATGACTATGCCTAATGTCCTACGCAAGATTGTGACAGACAAACACACCACAACTATTGCACCCCGGCTTATTGCCTTACATGGCATTGATGGCTCATGCAGTAACATGGTGTTCTTTGGTGCCATAGATTTCTTCTGCACCAATGGTATGATTACTGGCGATTACGATAAACTCAGACGTAAAAATACCGCCAACTTTAATCTAAACATTTTCATACAAGAGTTGGAAAACTCTGTGTCTGACTTCTATGCCACTGCAGATAAGTTTCAAGGCTGGGCAGAGACACCGTTGTACACTATTGATGTCAAGGCTTTGCTTGAGAGTATCATCAAATCAGAGCGTAAAGCTGAGAAAATGTACAGCTTGTTTAGCGAAGAGACGGTTACACGAGGTAATAATGTGTGGGCTTTGTACTCTGCCTTTACTAACTATGCCAGCTATGCAGATGAGCGTAATGGTTTTAATCTACGCAATACAGGCAACGACACAGAGGCACAATCTATGTGGGCAAGAGAACAAGAAGTTTCCAAGTGGATTAGTTCACCGCAGTTTGAAGAATTGGAAAGGGTTGTAGCATAATGGCTATCTTTAATAAGAATGGAGAACTACAGGAATATACATGGAAAGATGTATTCATTAATCCTGAAACAAATAAATGGGAGCCGCCAACACGGTGGCTTCCTATAGCCTACGAGTTAATACGGATGGGTGAAATGGAACATAGATGCCCTTTTTGGCTGACACGACTAGTTCAACGCATTGAGGAATACAAACGATGGTTAAAAGAACCAAGAGGAGTTACGTCAGATGGGTACACTTATGAGTCTAGATACATTATCAAATACTGGCACGATGTAGAGGACTTTGATTATGATGGTGCCGGAGACTATTTTTATTCTGAAGAAGGTTACGATGAGTACGAAACAGAAGAAGCGGCTCTTGCTTATCTAAAAAAGAACATACGTTGTGAGGGCGGCTTTAAACCAAAGCTAGATACGATAGAAGAATATTGTAAGGAGTTTGGCTTTGAGTTTTATGAAAGGAAATACTGATATGAGCGATTGGAAAGAAGAATTAAATCTGTCAGAGGAAACAGAAAGAAATATAATAGTAGACATAATGAATTGGAAACACAATCTCTACGTAGCAGGTTCCAAAGTTAAAATTCTTGGATGGAAAGTTGCAGTAGATTGGGAGGAGATGGATGATGAAATTACTTAAATTAGTAAACGATTACTATTCTTCCTATGATTTCAATCAATTACGGGATGAAACTAAGTCACAATATAAGTATCACATCAACATTATGTTGGATACTATTGTTGAAGATAAAGACCTTGGGTCAACTGACTCTGACAAAGTGACATCACGTATGGCAAAGGAAGCGTATAACAATTGGTGTGACAGAGGCGTGGCATTGGCAAACCACGTCTTGTCAGCCTCACGAATCGCTATCAATCATGGGTTGCATATGGAATTATGCACTACAAACCCATTTTCTAGCGTAAAAAGACGTACCACACAGCCTCGTAAGACTGTTTGGACACGAGAACAGGTGCATAAGTTTCTTGACACTGCCTATAGTGAGTTTCATTCACGCAACATAGGTTTGATTGCTCACATGGCATACGAATGGTGTCAAAGATTAGGCGATATGCGTACATTAGAATGGAGTGCAATTGATTTTGAGGCAAAGAGAGTACACATCAAGCAATCAAAGCGTAGGGCAGAGGTATTTTTGCCAATATCGCAAGAGTTGTTAGAGATGCTAGAAGCCCAGCAGACGGACTTTGGCTTTCAAGAGTATGTAGCACCTGCTACACGTCCTAGACGTGGTGTATACCGTCCCTACGGCCTATACAAGCTACCTAAACTGGCACGTCCTATCATGCGACAAGCTGGACTACCCGATGAGTTACGTTTATCTGACCTGCGGCGTACTGGCACAACAGAAATGGTAGATGCAGGGGTGGATATGGCACAAATTATGTCGGTTACAGGACATGCTAACCCACAGTCAGTTAAACCTTACATGAAAAATACGTTTACAAGTGCAAATAATGCATTGACAGCACGTAATTCTCATGTTAAAAGCACTTAACTGCCGCAACGAAAGTGAGTATTATATGAATAATATATATAACATTATAAGTGATATAGATGTAGCTAATGGAGAAACAAAGCGTATGGATTGTCCTACCTGTGGTGGTTACAAAACTTTTACCATCACAAATAATCTAGGCAGTCTCGTGTGGAACTGTTACAAAGCATCTTGTAATGTCAGTGGTGGAAATCGTGTACGTCTATCTGTAGATGACATACGTGGCAGTATGGGTAACGTGGCTGACTTTGCCGATGAGACATTTGATATGCCTCAATACATCGTACCGCACAGAAACAAACGTACAGTGTTGGCGTTCTGCTACAGGTATCAGTTAGACCCAGATGAGTTGGGTGTGTTGTATGATGTGAAGGATGACAGGGTTGTGTTTTCTGTTGTACATGATGGCAAAACAGTGGACGCTACAGGACGTGCCATTGGCAAGCGTTTACCTAAATGGAAAAGATATGGAAAAAGTGGCTTGCCATACACGCATGGTTATGGTAAAGTCGCAGTTGTTGTTGAGGACTGTGTGAGTGCAGCCGTGGTTGGTGGCAAGTCCTTTGTCGGGGTTGCGATACTTGGTACATCTCTACAGGAGTCGCATAAAGGGTATCTCGCACAGTTCTCAACAGCCGTAATTGCATTAGACCCCGATGCATTACCCAAGACCTTGCAGATGGCAAAGGAACTACGTGGACACGTCAAAGATGTTCGTGTTCTTAAATTAACAGACGATTTGAAATATCGTAACCCGACAGATATGGAGAACTTACATGGAATTATCACTGATTAGAAGTTTAATGGACAAGTCATTTTATGATGACCATCGTGGGTCTAAGTGTCCCCCACGTTTATTTAGTAAGGACGCACGTAAAATAAAAGAGGCTATCGACACGGCTATGGACAGATATGAACGCACTGTCACACCTGATGAGGTCGAGGCATTGTTTATGTCGAACAACCCCACAATGACTACGGCACAAAAGGCAGCATACAGTTCTATGTTTGCATCTATCAAACGTGAACAGCCTATGGGTGGTGACATTGCACAAGAAGTATTGTCTAAACTGTTCCAGCAAGTTGTTGGAGAAGATGTTGCCAACATTGGTTTTGATATGGTCAATGGTGATGCGGCTACGCTTGAAAAGCTACGTAATCTACTTGAGACTTATTCAGATGACTTTATACCAAACCTGAATATTGAGTGGGATGACATCACAATTGAAACATTGATAGCAAAGGCTGAGTTGGAAGCACGTTGGACATTTAATATTCCTAGCCTAACTACTCGTGTCGAGGGTGTCAGTGGTGGTCAGCTTATCGAAGTGGGTGCCAGACCCAACACAGGTAAAACATCATTCCACGCCAGCTTGATTGCTGCACCGGGTGGCTTTGCACATCAAGGTGCCAAGTGCATCATATTGTGTAACGAAGAACCTACCCACCGTGTCGGCGCACGTTATCTGACTGCAGCATCTGGTATGTCTGCTCGTGAGGTACGTGACAACATGGGCAAGGCCAAGGCACTTTACGAGCCTGTTATGAACAACATCAAGATTAAAGAGGCTGGTGGTCGTGACATGGCGTGGGTAGAGTCTGTATGTAAGTCATATCAGCCAGACATACTTGTGCTTGATATGGGTGACAAGTTCCAAACTGGTGGTAGCTTTGCTAGACAGGATGAGGCACTAAAGGCTTGTGCTATATATGCTAGGCAAATTGCTAAGACATATGACTGTGCAGTATTCTATATGTCTCAGCTAAGTGCCGATGCTGAAGGTAGAGCAGAACTAAATCAGTCTATGATGGAAGGCTCACGCACAGGTAAAGCTGCTGAAGCTGACTTGATGATGCTCATTGGTAAAACTCCCGTGAAGGTAGAGGGAGAACAAGAAGATAGCCCACTTAGACATTTAAATGTTGCCAAGAACAAGTTGAATGGTTGGCATGGTAGATTTGACATTGAACTAGACTACAAGACAGCGAGGTACTCAGGATGATTAAAATGTACACAAAAGAAACTCTACATGAGTTAGACGATGATATTAAATATTACAAAGAACAGTCTAAGAACTTACAAGATAACTCTTGGCATAAAGATGTATATAGCGATAGGTACGCTAGGCAGATAAAAAGACTAAAAAAATTACGTAAGTTTTTAGAGCGTGGTTTGAAGGTGGAGTTCTTTGGACAAAAGAATTTTGGTCTAGTCGAAATAAACAATACATTTGTAGTTTCATTACTACACAACGAATGGAGAACTGTGCGTAGAAATAAGTGGTACAAACACAAGCAAGACTTAGACCACTTCATAGATAAATATATTATCGGAGAAAAAGATGAAGCTAACACTTGATGTAGAAAACACAGTAACAAAACGTGATGGTAAGATGCATCTTGACCCGTTTGAGCCAGAGAACTCACTGACTATGGTTGGCGTGTTGACTGACCAAGGTATGGAGCAACACTTTCCTTTTGACCACGCTGACGTTCCTAACCAGCCGGACTACTACGAGCGTGTGCAATGGTATCTTGACCAAGCTACGGTCATCATCTGCCACAACGCTGCCCACGATTTACTGTGGCTTTGGGAGTCAGGCTTTACATACGATGGTCCAGTGTTTGACAC